AGATTGACTCGGGTCAGGCGTGGTCGAAGTTTCTGTTCTCCCCTCAAGCTGATGGCCGCAACGTCATTGCATTCGAGATGACCGCCGAGGTGCCGAATGCAGCAGCTTATGGCGCGTGGCCAGCCTTCTGGCTCTTCCCAGATAGCTCCGATCCTTCACCAATCAATCCGTCTGGTTCATCTTATGAACTTGATTTTCCTGATCTGTTTACTTACTGGAACAACGCCTCGAGCCAGAACTATATTGGAACAGGCTCGAGTGGTACCGATATCTATCTTCATCCGGATTGGGTTAGTGGGTCTTTGGCTGGGAATAACTCGGGGATTAAAGAACGCAAGTTCGGTTTGATCTGGACGGGGAGTAAGGTTTTTTATTACCTCGACGGGGTTTTGATCCGCGCACGTGCAATCAATCTCAATCCAAAATACCGTGCGCAGCTTGGTATGAATCTGGCCATCGGGTCTATTTCTACGGCTTTTAATTCGAACGGATATTTCCCAGTCGACGCCAGCCAGTTTCCGATGCGCTATAAGGTCAAGCGGGTGCGAATGTTGGCGAATATCACAACAAAACCACTTGATGTTGACCAGCTGGCTCTCGGTAACAATCTTATTATGAATTTGTACAGTCATGATCCGGAGCGGCTTTTTATCCAGAAAAGCGGAACTTCGGTATTGCAGGTTAATGATCGGCGTGGTCGCCCAAATAATGCGGTTCAGGGAACGGCTGGACGCTATCCGCTCACGGGAACGATGAATAAAAACGGGCGGAACGTATTCGTATTTGATGGCAATAATGATGGTCTAGCCGTTAGTTCGGCAGATATGCTGACGTTCCTGAATTCTGGTGTGGATGCCACAATTATGGTGGCCTGTTTCCCAGAAGCTGGTGGTTCTTACGAGAGCCAGAATATTATCACCGGCCATGATAGCGGCGGGACTGATGTTCTCAATCTTGCGATTATCAAGTCAACAGGCAATGTGAGTGGCCGATGGTCGAATGCCTATGTCTACGACACGATTGCGACGAATGTTAAAGATGGAAATCTTCATGTTGTTGGACTGCGCCGATCCGGTGGAAACTTCCAAGTGTATGCGGATGGGGTATGGACGGCGGTTCGAGCATCCGCCAACGCAACATTGTCCGAACTTCATATCGGAAATAGCAAATTTTACTGGAACGGATTCATGGGCGAGCTCGGGCGTTTTTGTGTCTGGAAATCTTCCCTATCCGATGGTGCGGTTGAAGAATTCCGCCAGCGTATGATCTTGGAATGGAGTTAGGATGCGGTATACGGGAATGAAACGGACGCTTGTGGGTGGTCATAGCGAGCCGGTGACACTGGACATGGCCAAGGCGCATTTGCGGGTGAGCGGTAGTGCAGAGGATACTCTGATCCAGAGCATTATTGCCTCGGCCCGTGATTTTGCCGAGAATTATTGCACGCGGTCTTTTGTCGATGGGACTTGGGTTTTGTCGATGCCGTGCTTTCCGGATGGGGATCTGGTTTTGACGATGGGGCCAGTGCGCGAGATTACATCGATCACCTATTTGAATTCGTCCGGCGTCCGTACAACTGCCGCAGGCTATGCATCCGATCTTAATGCCCGCCTTCCCGTAGTGTCGCCGCCAATCATGGGTTGGCCGTCCGCTCTTGATCAGGCCGGATCGGTTCTGGTCACCTATAAGGCTGGCCCAGAGAATGCCACTATTTACGCGGAAAACCCGCCAAGTCTGACAGCGGCCATGCTGCTTTTGATCGAGCATCTTTATGCGAACCGTAGCGCGGTCATAAACGGGAGCCAGACCGAGACGCCGCTCGGCGTTAAACCGCTTCTTGAAACGATGCGGATCGGCGGCGGGGTGGCGTAATGCAGGCGGGTGAATTAACCGAACAGATCATTATCCGCCGCGCGAGTACCGCGAGCGATGGCGCGGGGGGAAAAACCGTCACATGGGCCGACCATATCACCGGATTATGGGCCAAGATTGATGATATTTCGGGCCGTGAGCGCAATCGTACCGAGCGTTATTCGGCCAACGGGGTTTATCAGGTCTGGGTGCGTGCTCCGGCTGATATCGGTGTCAAAGACCGCGTCCAATGGAACGGGCGCGAATTCAATATTGTCGAGGCGCTCCCGCTTCCAGAGCGTCACGCCTTTTTTAAATTCATCATGGAAGAAATCATAAATTAGGAGAAAAATATGGTTGTACGCGTTGCCATCCGTCATGACGAGCCGGATGCGAAATCGGCTATCGAAGTTAAACTCATTCAAACCCATTCGGCTCCGGGCTTTGGCGGTCTGTGCAAGCGTGCGGATGTCATTCTTCCTGGTCTCGAACATAGTTTTGATGTGGAAAACGGTGTTCATCTTCATATTGAAGAATGCCCGATTCCGAGTTCCGAACTTGTAGCCGAACCGGTTGCGGAAAGTGCGCCTGACGCTCTTGGCGATGGTGATCCGGTTGATCCGGCGGCAGCTGGCGCGGTTCCTGTGTCCACCGCTGCGGGTGGCGAGGGTGAGGGCGAGGGCGAGGAAACGCCCGAGAAAAAATCGCTTCTGGCGAGGCTCGTCGGGGCGTAATGGCCGGATCGCGCAAAAGTTACGTCAAGGTGAGCCGTGTCCGGCGGTTGCTGCGGACATATCCCGAAGCGGTTCGAGAGCCGATCCGCAAAGTGATAACCGATACGGCTGACCAGATTTTGAATGAAGCGACGCTGCGAGCGCCGATCCGGACGGGTCGGTTGCGCCGCTCGCTCTCAAAATCGATTGCGCGTGATGGTCTGACGGTCAAGGTTGGCCAGCTGCGCAAGCGGGCCAGTGAAAAGGCTTTTTACGGCAAATTTATCGAGTACGGGACGCGCGGCTATCAAAATGGCAGTGTGCGTCGTGCCCAAGGTAGCCGGACTACAAAAATCATTCGCCGGTCGGTTCCGGCGCGGAATGCTGAACCATTCTTGCAGCCAGCTATCGAGCTGGCTCAAGAGCCGTTCCGTAAGAATATGGCAGCGGCTCTCGATGAAACGATGCGCCGCGTTACAACCAGCGGGCCACAAGAATCATGACATCACCACGTTATGCGATCCAGAACGCCGTTTTTGTGCGTCTGGACGCGGATATGGACGCCACGACAATCACCGATGATCCGGATCAGGACACGATTGCTCCGTTTATCGATATCGGCCAGTCCACGATTGAATTCGGCACCGATAAAACGGCTCTGGATTACACCGCGATTTTAACGATCCGCGTCGTCACCGAAATATCAGGCGGGCAGGGGACAAAAGCGGTGTCGGAACTCCAGCACCTTGTCGTGCAAAGTTTGACAGCGTCACCGCTCGTGATCGGCAGCGGATACGTTTTCAACTGGCTGACCGTTAACCGGCTCGGGGATGTTCTCGCGAGCGAAGACGGCCAGTTTTACGTCGCGGATATTGAACTCGAAATTTATTTCCAAAAAAGCTGAAAGGAATCATCATGGGAAAAGAAGTAGGCAAGAATGTTATTTTGAAAGTCGGAAACGGCGCAACACCGACCGAGGTGTTCACCGCGCTTGCGGGGCAGCGTGATGCCAAGCTGACGATTAACGGGCAATCGATTGATGTGTCGGACAAGACCACAAACAACTGGGGCGCGACGCTGTCGGGGACGCTCAATGCAACCGTGACCGTATCGGGGTTTGTCTCGTGGCCCGACACGACCGGATGGGATGCGCTGCGTCTCAAAGCCTTGGCTGGATCAACCGTTAATTTCGAGCTGGTCGTGAATGCGGCGGGCGATAAATTCAAAGGCCCGTTCTCGATTACCTCGTTCAATATCGGCGGCGAGCAAAATTCCGGAACCAGCTACGATATTACGCTGGAATCCGCCGGCGCGCTCACTTGGGTCGCGGCATAGGTGGCGTGAATGGCAGCGCGTTTAAACAAAGAAAACGGAACCGTGGAATTTGACCTTGGTTCCGTTCCGTGTGTCCTTAAAGCCACATGGAAGGCGATTGCCGGGATCGAGCATGATCTCGGCTTCGGCATGGTGGCGCTGGCCCGCCGTGTCCTTGCGCGGGAATTTGGTCTTCAGGATTTGGCTGTGGTCGTATTTCACGGCCTAAAGGAAAGCGGAACCGCTTCTGGTGTCACGCTCGAGAAAGTCTCCGAACAGATTTTTAGGGCCGGACTTCTGAATCCCGAGCTTTTAGGCGCGGTGACGCTCTTTTGCGAGTTTGCTTTGAGCGGCGGTGAAGAGCCAAAAAAGGAACCAGCGGCGGAGTAATGTCCGAAACGATCCCGATCCGTCGCTATCTCGGGCTGGCTATTGCACTCTTTTACTGGACGCCTGCCGAATTCTGGGCGTCAACGCCGTATGAATTTTTTGCCGCCATTGATGCGCGGCTCGAAATGATGAACGGAACTGATCCGGAAGATGAATATGCGGAGTGGTTTGATACTATTCCCGACGAACACAAGGTCTAAAAATGGCACTGGAAAAACTGATCGTCCGTGTTGAGTCCGATATTAACGGGCTCAAGCAAAAACTCGGGGAGGCGGGGGTCGCGATTGACCAGTTCTCGAGTATGGTCGGCGGCAAGCTCTCGAAAATCGAGGGTGTCTTCGCGGGGCTTGGGAGGGCACTGGCGGTCGCGGGGATATCGGTCGGAATTGCCGAGATTTCGCGGGCAACACTTGATGCGGTCGGGGCTCTGGCTGATCTGAACGATCAGGCGGAACGCTTGGGGCTTTCGTCCGAGAAATTACAAGAACTTGGCCTTGCGGCGCTCCAGAATGGTTCGGATATCGAGCGGATGAATGACTCGCTCGAGCAGTTTACGCGGCGTCTGGGCGAGGCGCAGGCGGGTAGTGGTGGCCTTTTGGATGTTCTGGCTCAATACGGTGTCGCTGTTAAGAACGCCGAAGGGCAGAACCTCTCGACGATTGAGGTTTTGAACGCGGTCGCTGATGTTATGGCGTCGGTGACTGACCGGACAGAACAAGCCCGGATTGCCTCGGAAGCGTTTGGGAAATCCGGCCTTGAATTGGTTCCACTGCTCTCACAGGGATCGGATGCGATCCGGAAAATGGGAGATGAGGCCAAAGCGGAGGGCCTTATTCTTGATGAAGAACTTATTAATAAAGCTGCAGAATTTGATGATGCATGGAAAATTGCAACCTACGAGGCTGGTCTTCATTTCAAAAGGTTCGCCATAAATGCGATAGATGATACGGCGGGGATTTTTGCCGAAATTTCAAAATTTAGCGATACAATGTCAGATGGTGTTGACCGTATGCTAAACGGTTACAAAGTTAAAACTTTTGAGGCAGAAGGGCAATATGAGAGACTTCCGAATGGTGGTCTACGAAAAGTTAAAAAACAATCTTCTAATATTCCTCCTCCTCCGCCTGTTCCTGTTGCTGCGCCTAATCTATTAGCCACGGCAAATTCCGAGGGAAATAGTAATGGCACAACTAAGGGGTCACAAAGTAATCTAGCTATTTTTAATAAACAAATTGATGCCTATAAGAATCTGATTGATAACCTCAAATTCGAGGCGGAGCAGCTGGGACGTACATCGACCGAGCAGGAAATTTATAACAATCTGAAAAGCGCCGGTGTGAGTGCGGCCTCAAAAGAGGGTCAGGAAATTGCCCGTTTGACAAAAGCCTATGCCGATCAGCGCGACCAGATGGCCGCGACCGCCGAAGCCAGTCAGGCCATGAGCCAGACGGTGACGGATAGTTTGAACGCCATGATCCTTGGAACTGAAAGCCTCGGGTCATCACTTAAAAATATTGCGCTTCAGATTGCCAATGCGGCCCTCACAAAATCCGTGACGGGGCCAGCCGGTGATTTTTTCGGTGATGCTCTGTCCAGTCTGTTCAAATTTGAAAATGGCGGAGTAATGACATCGCGCGGATCGTTGCCGTTGAGGGCTTATTCATCGGGCGGTGTGGCCTCATCGCCGCAACTGGCTTTGTACGGGGAAGGGCGGATGCCCGAGGCGTATGTCCCTCTTCCGGATGGTCGTTCCATTCCGGTGACGGTGAGCGGCGGCGCTGGCGGCGCTGTCCAGATTGTCCAGAATATCAATATTGCGCCGAGCATCGAGCAAACCACGCGGGCCGAGGTTTTGCGGATGATGCCTCAAATCCGCCAGATGACGCTCTCCGCCGTTGATGACGCGCAAAAGCGCGGAAAACTTCGTTCCTAGTTCTTTTAAACTCACGAGACATTTATGCCGACTTATCCTCTCGCCTTCCCTGCGGTCGGCGTTAAAAAATCGACGTTCCGCTTAAAGAGCAATGTGCGGACGGCTGAAAGCCCGTTTACGGGTGAGGTTCAGGTATATCCGCTTTCGGCGCAGTGGTGGGAAGGGGAAATTCAATTTCCGCCAATGAAACGCAGCAATGCGCGACTTATTCAGGCATTTCTGGCCGAGCTGCGCGGACGTTACGGGACATTCCTTTATGGTGATCCGGACGCGATCCAGCAGGGCGTGATGGGGGCGGGTGGAACTATTCTGGTCAACGGGGCCGCGCAAAGCGGGAACACTCTGGCGGTCGACGGAATGGCGGCCGGTGCGAGTAATGTTCTCGTTCCGGGGGATTATTTCCAATTAGGAACCGGATCGGCGGCGCGGCTTTATATGGTGACGCAGCCGCTTAATTCCAACGGATCGGGGCAAGGGACGCTCACATTCGTGCCTGCTTTGCGGACGGCTCCGGCTGATAACGAGGCTCTCATTTTAAGCCAGCCCAAGACGGTCATGCGGCTTTCGGATGATGTCGCTGAATGGTCGTCGGATGAACTCGGGATTTACGGGTTTACTCTCTCGTTCCGCGAGGTGCTCTAATGACGCGCGTTCTTGACGCGGCGGTGGTCGCCGAACTGGACGGTGTGGTTCTCACGCCCGTCATCCTGACCGAAATGTTCTTTACAAGCGGGACGCTGCGGCTTTGGAGCGGATACGGCACTTTAAATTGGGACGGAAACGCCTACACCGGAGCCGGATTCCTTCTCGGATTTTCGGGGGTCGAGGAAACGAGTGATCTCTCGGTACCGTCGGCGAAATTCTCGCTCTCGGGCGTCTCAAATTCGATTTTGGCTTTAGCGCTGGCCGAGGATTATCAAGGGAAGAAGATCATTTGTCGCGGGGCGTTTCTTGATCCGGCTGGCGCGATGATCGGTGCGCCCTATGTGGTTTTTGCCGGAAAAATGGACGTCATGGAAATTCAGGATGACGGAACAACCTGCACGGTCGGCGTCAATGCCGAGTCCGATCTGGTTGATCTTCAAACAGTGCGCTCGAGTTATTACACCGCCGAAGATCAGAAAACGCGGTTTCCGGATGATAAAGGGCTCGATTTTATCGCGACGATTTCGGACGTCCAGATCAATTGGGGTGTGGGTGTAACCGATGCGGTGTGATGGTTGGGAATCAAAGCTGGTTGAATTTCTGGAGCGTGAAGGCCAAACCCCGTTTGCGTGGGGCGAGCGGGACTGTGTGCTTTTTGCATCGGACGCTGCGGTTCTTCTGACTGGAAAAGATCCCGCCGCCGAAGGGCGGGGGAAATACCGAACCAAAGAGGAGGGCTTCGCGGTTCTGCGCGCAATCGGATGCAGCCAGCCGGGACTTATGGATGCCCATTTCCAGCGCATTCGTCCGAGTGAGGCGCAGCGCGGGGATATTGTCTACCGCAAGCGTGAAGGTGGGGCATCTTTTGGCGTGGTTTATGGCGGCGCAGCGTTTTACCGCTCGCCCGAAACCGGACTGGTGAAGGAGCCGGTTGCTCTGGCCGATGCGGCATGGCGGGTTGAATAATGGGATTTCTGGTATTTATTTTTTTGATGGTGCTTCCGCTCGAGGCGCTGGCCGATCCGGTCACGGCGGTGGTCGGGGCAACGATTTCGGCAATCGGGGCCGGTTCAGCAATCACCGCCGGAGTTTTGTCTCTTGGGTTTAGCTGGGGTGCTTTTGCGGCGTCTTTGGTGATGTCGGCGGCTGGATCGCTATTTTCGCCAAAAGCCAAGTCGGGTTCATCCTACAATTCCAAAGGCGGATCACCGCAACAATGGCGTCAAGCGGTCTCGGCGCGGGAAATCGTCTACGGTGAAATCCGCAAAGGCGGGCCGATGGCCTATATGCCAACGACGGGCGGGAACCGGTATCAACACATTATCGTGATGCTGGCGTCGCACAGGGTCAAAAAAATCGGTGAAATCATGATCGGCGATGTAACGATCACCGATGACATGATGGATGCGGATGGTCATGTGATCTCGGGGCGGTATAAAGACTATGTCCGGATTCATAAATATCTCGGAACGGATGACCAAGCGGCTGATCCGATTTTAAGCGCTGGCGCGACCGAATGGACAACCGATCACCGGTTGCAGGGGATTGCGTACCTTTATATCCGTTTTAAGTGGAGCCCGAGCAAATTCCCGTCGGGATTGCCGCAAGTTTCGGCATGGGTTCAAGGCCGTGATGAAATTTATGATCCGCGCACCGGATTATCGGGGTTCACGCAAAATCTGCCCTTGATGATCCGCGATTATCTGACATTTTGGCGTGGATGCAATGTCGCGGCCGAGTTTGTCGATGATGAGATGGCGAGCGAGGCTGCCAATCTATCGGACGAATATGTCGGGATCGATGCGGTTGACTATGACGTTTTATCGGTGGATCAGACGAAAAATATTATAACGCTGGATGGCGACCGGCTCGATCTCCAGCTCGGGGACAAGGTACGACTGACCAGTGGCGCGATTACAGGATTGAGCGCGGGAACTGATTATTTTGTCGTGCCGTACCAGCGGATCGGCAAAGCGCGGGTGCAGCTTGCGACCTCGCTCCGCAATGCGTGGGACGGGGTCGTGATTGACCTTGGAACCGGATCGGTCGGGGTTTTGAGTAAAATCGCCGAGCCGCGCTATCACGGCGGAGGTATCTTCCAGTGTGATGTGGCCCGTTATGATAATTTGCAGGAATTGATTAAAAGCTGCGCGGGTACCCTGTCTTATATCGGCGGTACTTGGAAAATTATGGCGGGCGGCTACCGGATGCCGACGGTCACTCTTGATGATGGTGATCTGGCGGGCCAGATGACGGTCGCAACTAAAGTCTCGAAGCGGGATCGATGCAATTTTGTTCAGGGCATTTACACAACGCCGCTCAATGACGGGAACAGCGCCGATTATCCGGCGGTAAAAAATTCGCTGTATATCGCCGCCGATGGTGAAGAGCTCAAGAAAGATTTCGATCA